TAAAATGGGTGCGGACTTCGCCAAATTTAATGGTTTGGTCAAACCGGTTCACGTTTCAAGATTCGGGCAGGATGCGGATGTAGCCTTCGCCGTAGGAGACTTGGTTTTCGCAGGCCGTGTCGTAAGCGACATCTGCGTCGCTAATGTATTCAATGTGCCTGACCATGCCGTTAAAGATTTCGGCGACTTCGATGTCTGCATGGTCGTCGGCTGGAATAACTTTGCCACTTGGACGGTTTTGTCTTTGGTCATTGGTCACCTGTCTTACGTGCTGGGGTAACTTATTGATCGTCAAACACGGTCTGGCGTTAATCGTTTGGCCTTGCACAGAGCCACGGGTTGCCAATACATCTGCTGGCCACTGCCAGCGGTTGTCGGGCGAGCCAGCGTAAAACTTCAGGTCGTCGATCTCATCTTCACGGGACTCAGACAAAGCGCCAATGGCCATGTCCAAACGCGAGCGAGCAGTCGCCAAGACACTGGATGTTGTGTCCTTTTGGCCGCCACCATTGGCCACAGCACCGGCTGCGGCGATGCCTGTGTAATCTGCCATTACTTTTTCTTAGCCGTCTTAGCAGAGTCTTTAAAGTCTTTAGCCGTTGGCGCATTTTTGCTGCCAACTTTGTTCATTTTCTCGCCAGAACCCGCTTTGATACGAGCTTGTTTGGCGTTAATATTTGCGTAGAGTCCAGGTTTGGTTGCCATGATTTAACACTTCCATCGTTTAAGAGCTGCTTTAGCGCGTTCGCCGTCTTTGGCGTTGGCCGCTACAGCGCCCATTCTTGCACAAAATGAATCTTTACGGCCTTGGTCTGCTTTGGTCTTAGGGTTCGGTGCTGGCGCTTTAAGGTTAGAGCCAGTTGCCGCATTGTACTTCTCGCGTCCTTTGGCGGTCAAACCCGCACCCTTGGACGTGGGTAGCTTCTCGCCGCGACCTACTGACAGTGATACTTTTTTTGTCATGATCCCATCCATGATGCGTTGACTCCACTACCCTGCGCGTTCACGCGACGGGTTGGCTCAACATATTGCCGATGTGCTACAGGAAAAGCAAATGTAACAGCAATTGCGTCGGCTGCATCGGGCGACGCCAGCCCACGCGACTTCATGTCTTTCTTGCTTTCCAAGAAAATTGTTCCACGTGAATCAGGCTTCATCATAGGCGAAATCAAATCAGTTTTCAAGAACCGATCATTAGGAATGGCGGCGGTTTTTAGCCACTCGCGCATGTCACCCCACATTTGCGCGCGCATATTGCCGTACATGACTGGGTTCTTGGCCTTGTTTCCAAAGTTCACACCCTTGATCTTGTACCGCTGCTCTTTGAGCCTGTCCACAATCCCAGCACCCAAGCCACCTTCGTCAATTACCACCAGCGTGGGCTTAAATTCCTCAATTGCTTCGATCACATGCCCGACCACCGTCATGGTGTCGTCGCCCCTATGTCTGGCGATACGAACAATATCACGCCCCTGCCGCACCGCGATGACCGTAGCATCCGCCCCAAACCGTGCGGGGTCTACGCCAATCACAATCGGTGCGCTCAGGTCTTGATACTTGGTTCGTTTCATGGCGTCGTCCACTATGTCAGCCCCAATAAACTGGTCATCGCCCGCGTTGGGGAACTGACCGTACACCTCGACGTGCGCCTGTGCCGAGTCTGGCCCATATTCGTCAATGATGCGCTGATAGACCGCTTTGTCGGTGCCTTCGACCGTGCGCGCGTCCACCACACGGGTGCGCCAGAACTCACGCTTGCTGTTAAACGCTTCGTAGAAGTACCCAGTGTTGCGACGTGGGTTGCTAAACGCCATCCAAAAGCGGTTTGGTGTGTTTTCTGTAAAGAAACCACCCGTCACCGCCCAGATTGAGTCGTCAATACCACTGGCCTCGTCAAAAACCACCAGCACACCATCAAAGTTGTGCACACCTGCGTACGCGTCAGGGTTTTCCGCTGACCATAAGCGTCCCTCGACGCCCCAGTAGCGTGTGCCCTTTTTCAAATCGCGCTCGACCAGCTCAGTTAACCACTTTGCCGGCATCACTCTAGTAGCCGATACCTCAAACCAGTGCGAGTTGATCGACATCGCCAGCCATTTTGTGATCTCGGCCCAGGTGATACTGCGGAGTTGGGACTCACTGTTGGCCGATATGATGGTTGTCGAGCCTATTCGTGTTGCCGCCATCCATATCGTTATCCAACTGACCAGTGCCGACTTGCCAATACCACGGCCAGACGATATGGCTTCTTGCAATACACCAAAATCTAATTTATCTTTATTAGCTTTTATGTGCTCCGCAATGTCCAACAGCACCTCGCGTTGCCATTTGCGCGGGCCTTGGAAGTGTTCTAACGGTGTGCCCTTCACACCCCATGGAAACGCAAACATTACAAACGCCAGCGGGTTGTCTTTGATCGCCGGACTCCAAAGCCTGGCCATCAATTCCTGTTCGTCTTCAGCGCTGTATATGGTGTTCTGCATTTAGTTTGGGTTGTAGTGTAGGACTAGGTTCGTTGGCAATCACATCAATAACCCTTGACTCTGCTTGACGCAGCGCGCCGATGATTGAGATGCGTTGGTCAACATCTATGCTGATGGACTGCTTGGCCACCCAGCCGTGTGAGTGTTGCAGGATGGCTAACGCTGCTTTAGCGTCGCCTTCATGCGCTGCTTTGTGCAGACACTTGGACATCTCCAGCTCGCCGTCGGCTTTGCCCTTGAGCGCCGCCATGTCTGCTACGGGGTCTAGCTCACACAGTTGCCGGTATTCGGTGGGCAACATGCCGGAAGCCAGCGCCAATGCGTCGCCCTTGAGGCCGAGCTTGGCGGCTTCGTAGATTTTGTTTAGCCGTGCTTCGGTTGCAACAACCTTGCGCGGCTCAAATGGAAGACTGTGAAACATGTGCCCGAATATACCAAACGTGGGTCGTGTGGGCAATTATTTTAAAACTTGGGGCCGTGTGGCAAATATTAAAAAATAAAAAAAAAAAATTGTTCGTAAGCCCTTCGTCACCGTGACCCATCCGCCGCCGGCCCTACCCCCACCCCCTCAAGTTCCTTACACAATCCTTACAGCACTAAGTTAGTGAGTGCTAACTAACATTCATAAGTTAGTGGCTACTAACTTAGCCTAGCGAAGTGAGTGCACACTAACATGACATGTTAGCGGGTACTAACATGACATGTTAGTGAGTGCTAACTAACATCGACCTAGCGCCAGGTGGCTATAAGTTAGTGACTACTAACATGTGGGCATGTTGCATGCGTGTGGACATTGTGGACAATGTGGGCAAGGTTTTAGCGTTTCACGGTCGCTGGCTAAACCGTATACTTACACAATACTTACAATCGTTTTCATAGCAATACAAAAACCAATTGTCCACATTGTCCACAACATAGGTTTTTCACTCTTATGGGGTGTGGGCAACCCTTTGTTTTTATGTTGTCCACACACACGCCCACATTGTCCACATATTAGGGTAAACACCTATAGTATTTGCAAAACAATCCCTTACATTAATATCACTGGCCGCGATATTGCAGCCAGGCAACTAAACGAAAGTAAGATCATGCAAGTACATATGACAATGAAAAGCGCCAACGCTAAAACCGGCCCGATACCGGTTAGCACTACAGAGCAGGCCAGTTGCCCCGACGATTGCACCGTGAAAAGAGAGTGCTATGCAAAATCAGGCCCGCTGGCCTTGCATTGGGCGGCCGTGTCAAACGGTACCCGTGGCACGTCATGGGGTCAATTTACGGCCACTATTGCAGCATTACCGGCCGGCCAACTGTGGCGCCACAATCAAGCGGGTGACTTACCCCAGGTCGACGGCACAATCGACGCGGTAAAACTGGGCCAGTTGGTGGCCGCCAATGCCGGCCGTCGCGGGTTTACATATTCACACCACCGCGACGCGGCCAGCATTGCATGGATCCGCCACGCGAATGCATGGGGTTTTACTGTAAACCTATCGGCCAATGACCTAAACGACGCCGACATGCTGGCCGGCCACAATGCCGGCCCCGTCGTCGTCGTTTTACCGTCAACGCAAACGGCCAACACCACCACACCGGCCGGCCGGCCCGTCGTCATATGCCCAGCAACCCAGCGCGACGACGTGAGCTGCGCGACATGCCAGCTTTGCCAACGTCAACGCGCGGCCATTGTCGGGTTTCCCGCGCATGGCACCAAAAAACGGGTTATAGATATCAAACTGGCCACAGCCTGATTTTCAGTGTATGCGGTCACCGGCCGCATGCGCGGACAATCCGTCCGGTAACAGTAAAGTAAAGGGTAAAAAATGACGTTAAAAGACAGGCACAATTTAGCAGACGCGTACATGTCCGCATGGCATGCGGTAAAGGGCGCGCATGATCGCATGGTTATCAATCCGGAGCCCCATGGCTGGTATGAAATCATTCAAACCACCGGATCAACGCGTACCGCGCGCCGCGTCCGCTGCGCCGCGCTTTTGAGCGGGCTGGCCGCGCTGGCCGCTCAATTGGAAAGGGCTGCAACATGACAAAAATTGTATTTAATAAAATTCTGAACGGGTGGTACGTTGTACGCGGGCCGTATCACACGCCGATAACTGGCCGTTTTGATACCAAAGAGCAGGCTAAACAATGGTTCACACGCAAAGGGGCCGCGTAATGACAATTAAAACCATGATCGCAAAATACCCAGGCCGCGACGCGCGAACCGGTGGCCCCATACGGCCAGGCGATGAGATCCAATTTGACACGGCCACGCGCAAAGCTTGGATCACCGACGAAGATGAAGGCCGCATGCTGATAACCTCAAGCCGGTACGTGTCGGACGTGTTTTTTATCGGTGGCCGTGAGTATTACCAAAACAAAAACGGCCGTTGTATCGACGCGCCATGTTGCGGGTGTTGCACATGATTGATAAATCCGAAACCCTACGCGAAGCGCTTGAAGCGCTTATTTTCTACGCTGACCAGGCCGCGCCGGATCTACCCGACACGGCCAGGGTCGAGAATTTGGCCTACGCACTCGACCGCGCGCGCGACGCGCTGGCCACGGAGGTTACACAATGACCTACTACACACATAAGGCCCAGGCCCAGGCGCTCGCGGATGAATTGACACTTCAGGATCGCGACGCGTGGCGGTATGAGGTACACGGAACCGCGCGCGGGTTCTACGTGGCGGTATTCGACGAAGACGGGCATTTTTTGGGGAACCTATGATTTACACAATTGTTTATTTGGCCGCGCTGGCCGTGCTAGCGCTTGATTTATTTTTTTGGAGAATATGACATGAGAGTTATCACAATTGGAAAAACACGCTATACCGTGCGCGATGACCGCACCGACATCATGGCCGCGCATGCTAAGTGCACCGGTAAGCATAAACTCGTAAAGTCTAAAGGGGCCGAAAAGCGCTTATATCCCTTGTACTGGGCCGAAACGTCAACGGCCGAGTATGTGGCCGCATACGAAAAGTTGAATTCTAAAATTATGCCTTGGGACTGGCAGGCGCTGCGCGCCGATCCATGCATGGCGCCAGTGGGTGAAGATAGCATGTGGGAGGTGGCCAATGAATCCGATATTTAAGCAGGCACTGGCCCCATGGACACCACCACTGGCACCCACACCGGCTCAGCTGGTAACGCGCGCGTTAATCATGGGGCTCACGGCGCCGGACGCCCAGCGCGCGCAGGAATGCGCGGACATGGCCGAACACTGGGCCCAAGGGCTCACGGAGGCCGAGGTTGAAGCCTGCAAAGCGGAGGCCATGCAATATGTCTAATTTAACTGATTTTTGCGAAGTGCCACGCACCATGCACGAAATCGAGGCCGAAGGATTCACCCGTGACATGGTTTATGGAGCCGTGAAGCGGGGCGAACTGGTGAACCAAAACCGTCAGGATGCCTGGGGGCGCATAAAGCGCGGGGCGGGACTTTTCACTGTGGCTGCGCCTGCGCCGGTTTATGACGCTACGGCACTGGTGGACGCATGGCGATAATTTGCGCGGCCTTGATAGCCGCTATACTGGCCGTGCTACTCGGTTTGTAGCAGTTGCCAAACTTTACGGGCCCCTTACGGGGCCCTTTTTTTTACACTTCAACCATGCGGCGCAGGTCTGACTTCGACGTGTCCACCATCTCGCGCACACAAAAGACGTGCTTTTTGCTGTCGTAATCGCGCGATTTAAGCCGACCCATATCGACCCATCCGGCCTCTTTAAGCGCATGAAGTAGCGCGGCCTGTACGATCTTGACGCCTGTGGGGGCTTGGCCTTGTAAGCGGTCGCACAGGGCGTGAAAAGGGCCACCGACCACACCACGCGAAAACTCGCCAGCGCGGCGGCGCAAAAGATCGACTAGGAACGACTCGGCGGTGCTCATGCCATGCTCGACCATGATGGCCTTGGCCTCGGTCATGGGAGGGGGCGCGGTTGGGTTCCAGGCTGATACGTCGCGGGTGTGGAGGTAGTGGGCGACGGCCTCAAAGCCCGCGCGGTGCTGGTACCAGTTCCACAAGCTCACCGCCTGAGCCTCTGGTAGTTTAGAAGCCTCTGCCCAGATCACGAACCACCGGCGATCTTCGCTGGGTATCGAAATGGCCACGCGCTCATTAGAAAATGCAACCACGAACACGCGGTTCAAAGCATAGTAGGGGTGCAAGCCCTTGCGGTTGACCATGAGGTATTCAGGGGGCGCAGCGATGATGGGCTTAAGGTGGTTTTCCAATGCGCGGCGGTCTTTGGCCTCGGCTTGGCGTAGCTCGGCGATTTCCATCACTTCGCATTCCAACCCATAACCCCATTGGGAGGTCAAATCCTCGTTTTTAACCATGCTGCAATTAACCTTGGCTCTGCCACCTATCGCCCAAAAGAAGGGGGCAAAGAGGGTGTCTTTGCCGCTGCCATGGTTGCCGCCCATGAGGATGGCGTGGTTGATCTTGTGCGTTGGAAACTGCACTTTATGGGCTAAAGCGTTGAGCAGGTGCTCGCGCTCAAACTTTTCAGGCACCATGCGCTCGACGTGCGCGAGCCATTGGGATACGTCACCGGCTACGGCCTTGGGTCTAGCATCGCGCCAGCGGTTGCCGTAGACCATGCCGTCACGGGCGACTAGGACAGACTCGCCAGCGGCGTAGGTCACACCGACCAAAGCCTTAGCTCCCTTGGCTTGGCGTAGCTCATCAAACGACGTAGCCGCCTCAATACGGCGCTTGGCATTGTGAACTGACTTGCAGTCGATGTGGCGGAACAGGGCGTTGAAGGTATTGCGGGATAACTCGCGGCGGTCTTGCATGTCGAAAAACGCATCATCAACTTGGATGTACGCGAAGCGGTTCCACCACTCGGCCTTCTCAATGCGGCCTAGTTCTTTACGCTCGACCTCGGCGATGACGGCAGAGGCCACGTCAGGATACTCAGGCGTGGGGGTGATCTTGGACAATGCCGAGTCCATGGCCTGCGCTAGCAGCTCCTCACGCAAGCCTGGGGTGTGTGCTGGGCCGCCATTGTCGGTGACCCATTGCAAAAACAGGCGCGAGTCAAAGTCTACGCAGTGCGAGTGCAGGCAGCAGTAGGCGCGGTTTGACGGCATATAGCGGCCTTCGGGGTTGCCGTCGCTATGCTCTGCTGAGTTCGGGCAGATGACGCCAGCCCAGCCTTCGCCGTTGGGTTTAGACAATATAAGACCCTGCTCGGACAGCCACGCCATCACGTCGTCGGCACCGTCATCGGACAGCCTGATGGGGCGCAGGGTGAGTGAGTCGGCCTCGACCGGTGTCACGCCAAGCGCGGCGCAGATGTCGTCTAAGGTGTATTCGCGCTCGGGGTGAAACTCGACCAAGCGCGACTCAAACTGGTTGCGGTCGGGTTTTAAATTCACACTATTAGGCAGTCGGAAGTTACGCACGGGGTTGCAGGCACCTGGGTCGGTGTAGCCCGCGTCTGCAATGGCGCGGATGGCGGCGCTGAACTCGGCCTTGGTGGGCTGATCGCTGAAGGCGTAGCCCCATTGGAATGAACCCTCGGAGGTTTCCATGATCCACGTCGGCTCCAGCGGGGGCGTCTTGGACTTGGTGCCAATGTCGTCGAGCATCATCACTAGGATGTACTCGCAGTTGGCTGCGGACGCTGACACGCGGCCATCGGTAAAGCGGTCAATGATGAAGCTGGCGGTGTTGCCGTACCATGCTTGGCCTGTCTTGGTGCCCTTGGTGGGCAGGTACGCTGGCCATGTGCATTTGACTGCACCGTCGGCGTGGAGTTGGATCTCGCCGTTTTTTAGCTGTGGTTTTTGATGCACAATAAGTGCAGTCTCGCCAGTTGGGGCGAGTTTTGTGATAAAGTCCAAAAAGTCCAAGTTAGTGCTCCCTTACAAGCCCGCCTGCAAGCGGGCTTTTTATTTGCCATATCGAGACATAATCGCCACCTCTGCACCAAGGGGTAAACCCTCAGCCCAGTTAGGTGGCGTACACATCACACGTTCCAATCTTTCGGCCATCTCTTG